TAAGAGCCTTTGCGATATATGCAGAACAGCAAAACGCAGGGGGAGAGGGTAGAAATACAGGTCTAGTCTTAACTAATCTACAGGCACATGACGATAACCTAGAAGTGGGGTCATTGTTTGATCACGATGGGTTTGTGAAAATAAGTAGGGTAGATAGACCACATCCAAGAGGCAGTTTGGGAACGACAGGGCTAGGGTCGGTAACCGTAACATTACCATAAAATGGGCAAGAGAAGTAACTTTGAACGTGTAGAGAAAGACTATTATCCGACTCCGTTGGAGGCTGTACATCCTCTTATTCCTCACATACTTGGTCATATTAAGACATTTGCTGAACCGTGTGCAGGTGATGGCTCACTGATACGCCACATAGAATATCTTACAAATAACTTGTTTGATATTGACTATATTAGGTGCAACTATGCCTGTGATATAGAGCCAAAGGATGATGGTATACACGAAAAGAATATATTTAATCTTCTCCCAAAAGACATAGAAACATCAGACGTAATCATAACAAATCCACCGTGGAGCCGTGATATACTACACAAACTTATCTATCATTGTACCTCAATAAAACCTACATGGTTGTTGTTTGATGCTGACTGGATGCACACGAAACAAAGCACACATTACCGTGATATGTTGAAAAAGATCGTAAGTGTTGGTAGAGTGGAGTGGATTAAAGGAAGTAAAAACACTGGTAAAGATAATTGTTGTTGGTATTATTTTGATAAAGACAACAAGGAACAGACACAGTTTTTTGGTAGACAGACATGAAACAAAAGAAACTAGAAAAAGGCTCCGTGTGGGAAAAAGCTGACGCAAACGGTGATGGCGTAGTTACAGATCAAGAGATGGCAATGCGAGAGCGTATGGTTCTTTTGGAAAACAGAGATAAGAAAGAAGATCAACAAAGATATCTAGTATGGTTTTCGGCACTGACAGTAACAGTATTTATTGTTGTATTAATGACACCGTTAATAGACATGGAGCGTATAGATCACTTGTCTGGCATCGCTGAAATATGGATACTTAGTAACATGGGTATTATTGGTAGTTTCATAGGGTTTAATCAGCTTGCAAGAAGAGGAGCCAAAGATGACGGAAAGAGCTAAGAAAGTAATTAAAAAAGTAGCAAGTAAGCTAACCAAGGCAAGCAAAGCTCATGCAGGTCAGGCTAAAGCCTTGTCAGCCATAAAGCTGAAGAAAGGTGGTAAAACAAAGTCTCGTGTTAATGAGGCAGGAAACTACACCAAGCCAGAGATGAGAAAGCGTTTGTTCAACAAGATAAAGGCAGGTTCTAAGGGGGGCAAACCAGGTCAATGGTCAGCACGAAAGGCACAGTTACTAGCATCTGAGTACAAGAAAAAGGGTGGTGGCTATCGCTA